TGACACGGGATGTACGCAGCCCCGGAATTAGATCCCTTTCGCGAGGTTTTCATAAAACTAGAGCAAATCTTTATATATAGCAAAAAAAAAACTCAGACGCACACGGCAAAAACATTGAAGGTGGCACGTTCACCCTTTACGGCTTAACTTAGGAGAAAGAAATGGGCACAAATGTTTATAAACTGCGCGACGGTGAGCGCATTGAGCTAACAGAAGCCGAAAACAACCAGCGATTAGCAGACGGCGCAGCAGCACAAGCCGAGCAAGAAGCAAGGGCGTGGCTTGATGGTCGTCTATCTGAATATCCAGCACTAGCCGAGCAGTTAGATAATATCTACCACAACGGCCTAGGCGCTTGGAAAGCGGATATAAAAGCGATTAAAGATAAGTACCCAAAGCCATAAGGAGTAATTAAAAATGACTGAAAAAGTAATTGGCCTCGTTATTTTCGTGGCATTCGTGGGCTGGGTTTACCGCGAGAAAATTAAATTGTTGTTCAAGAAGGGCTAAAACATGGAGCAGCTAAAAGCAAACGTGACCAAGCTGGAGTGGCGTGTGGACGGGCATGATGCTGAGATTTCAGAGCTAAAAAGTGCCTCGGCTGAGCTAAAAGTTACGCTCTGTCAAATCACCAAAAACCTCCAGCAGATTAAATGGATTGCAATCGGCGGCGGCATCGTCTTGTTCAGCGATCAAGTGGGGCTGACCGCGATTTTAAGGCTACTGTAAAGGGAGCGCGATATGGATTTGCTTGAGCTAAAACAGTTCGCTACGCCAAGGCAAGCTGAAATTATTGACGCCATTGTCAAACATGGCACTCAGGCAAAAGCGGCTAAGGCACTAGGGATTGATCGCCGTGGCTTAGAGCGTACATTAAAACGCGCAAGAGCCGCAGCATCACGGCAGGGCTGGTCGCCAGATCACGATATGATTCATATTGCGCCCGACACTCATTTAGTCAAAGGCGTTAGCACCTTCTATGACGAAAACGGCAATCCTATTCGCCAGTGGGTCAAGACCGACCTCAAGAAAGATAGCTTAGTGGCTGATTTGCAGGGTGTGGCAGACGGTTTGAGCCAAGAGTTACCCAAATATAAGCCGTTACCATTCAAACCTGACAAGGGCGTTAAAGAGCGCCTAGCCACTGTGATCATCGGTGACGCGCATATCGGTATGCTGGTAAAGCGCAATTACGGGGGAGGGGATTGGGATTTAGAAATCGCTGAAAAGGTGACATTACAAGCCATCAAAACCCTCATAACCAATTGCGGTGAAGGTACTGAATTTCTGCTTTTAAATGTCGGGGATTTTTTGCACTGCAATACACCCAACGTTACGGCTGCCCAAACACAGCTAGATAGCTCAGGCCATTGGATTGATTCGATTGAGTCGGCTGTAAGGATCTATAGGCAAGCCGTAGAGTGGGCTTTGGAGCTAAACCAAAAGGTGACCCTCTTAAACACACGCGGCAACCACGATGAAGACCTAAGCATGGTCGTAAATTCGATGTTATCCGTATTCTGGGAAAATGAACCTAGAGTGTGTGTGCTATCAAATGTTTCTAAGTTTATGCACTACCAGTACAAAAGTGTACTTATCACAAGTCACCACGGCGACAAAGGCATTAAGCCCCAGAGAATCTACGAATATTTCACAAGGACGCAGGCTAAGTTGTGGGGCGACACTGAACACCGATATTGTCACATGGGTCACATTCATCACAAACAAGCGTCCGAGCAAGGGGGCGCTATGCTGTTTGAGAGCTGGAATACGCTAGCCGCACAGGATGAATACCACAGTCAAGCGGGTTACGGCAGTGGGCGCTCAATGTCAGCCGTGATCTACAGCCCAGTTTGGGGAGAAACTCAACGATTTAGAGTGGGTATAACTCAGTTATACGACGAGTGCATATCGTGACGATGATTGTGGAAATGCTACGCAAGCATGAGGGTGTTGAAACTCACGCCTACAAATGCACTGCGAACAAGACCACTATTGGCGTGGGTCGTAATGTAGACCCTGATGGCGGCATAGGCTTAACTGATTCTGAGATTGATTTCATTTTAGCCAACGATGTGCGGCGCGTGAATACCGAGCTGGTTGATACGTTCAAATGGTACAAAAGTTTAGATGCACCACGAAAGGATGCCCTCATGGATATGTGTTTCAACATGGGCCTACCTAGATTAAAGCAATTTAAGAAATCACTAGCAGCTATGAAAGCGAATAACTACGAGCTGGCGGCTACTGAGTTTTTGGATAGTCGATGGGCGAGGCAAGTAGGCAAGCGCGCCATCACAGTGACGGATATGATTCGGACGGGAGAATATTGATATGGGTATTTTAACGAGTTTATTTAGCGGCGGTGTAGTCAAATCAGTTGAGCGTATTGCTTCTGAGTTCATTGAAACCGATATGGAGAGCGCAGAAGCTAAAGCGTTGATGATTAAGACCCTCGACCCAAACGGCTTAATGAGGCGTGACTTATCCCGCTTTGCTTGTTGGGCGTATGGATTTTATCTGATTGCCATGGTGACGTTAGGCTTCATGCAGGCATTCGCAGTAGGCGATACCATTGGCGCAGCAAAGGCTACAGAGATGATGGCGGGGCTATTCCTGCCTATTACGACAAGTTGGGCTGCGATTGTTTCTGCCAGCTTTGGCGTTAATGCTGCAAATTCAATCAAAGGCCGCCCCTAATTATTCTTCTTCAATATCTCAGCAATTCTTAATCCTCTATCACGAATTTGAAAAACTCTGCTACTGCCTACCCCTAGGCTTTCCGCTATGGATGAAATCGGTATTCCTTTTCTAATAGCCTTTAGTACATAATCCTGCTTCACACCTTGCTCTATTCCTTTTATTTCTTTGGATTTAGCAATTCTCGATTCGTTAGCTAGGCTTATCTCTAACAAATTTTCAACAACCTCCGCTTTAAGTTTATCCTTTTCTCTTATAAGTTGGCTTAAATTAGCTTTTATCTCGAACAGCTCAAGATGATGACGCTCAGATAAAATGCGAGTTTCATTAGCTAAGTCTTCTAGTATTGTCATAATTAATCACCCCATTTATGCCGATGTTTATTTGCCTCGGCGTCTATTTTGTCAGCATAATCTCGCAGCAACTTGGTGACCTTATGGGAATTTTCTCCGAGATCATGGCCAATATGTTCTAAGGAAAATTCTTTTAAAATATCTTCAAGTGATATTACATAACCTTCTTCTAGCTCACACGATTCACACCAATCTAAGTTAAAGACAATATCGGGCTTATCGAAGTTGCTGACTAAATAAAAATCTAAATTTGGGTGTGCCGCTTTACACATAGTACACTTTGCTTCACTCATAATTAATCCTCCTTTTTTGCCGCATTATTAAGCGCAGCCGTCACCCACTCGGCTAACTTCTGACCGCCTGCCGCATGAACCCAAGTGCCTTTATCTGATGGTGTACACCGAATGGTCAGGATAGAGGTTTTCGGGTTATCTTTTACCGCGCTTTGATTGCCTGTGTTGCCGTGTTCATTGCTCATGCTGTTCCCTCCATTAACGCGTCGTAAGATTCAACTGCTTTTTGATGAAATACCAGCATTTCCTTACGCGTTACTTCGTCATTTCGGTAAGCCTTGCGTATTTCTTTGTAGGCTTTTAGGTCTTTATCTCGCGCCAACACTAACGCTTTATAAACATCAGGGTCTATACGGTCAGCAGGGGCGTCGAGTTGAGGGTTAACAATAGCCGCCCTTAAGATACGGTAGATTTCTTGAAAGGCTTGGCCATGACTTTTTTTGTAGGTATTTTTATACATTCTAGTGTATGGCCCATACGCATACTGAACATGGTGCGCTACTTCATGTGCCACTATAGCCAGTAATACAGACTCAGGCGTTGCCGCTTGCATTCTTTCCCCTATTACGGGATCAGATCGGTAAGCAGCGTACTCATTTAAATGCCTACCGCCCTTATGGTAGTAAGCCACATCAATTGATATGCTCTCTTCCCCATACGCGTAGCTGTGTTGACTTTTTTTCTTTATCGCAACATGAAGCGGCTTCCAAAAAGACTTTTGTTTAGCAAAGCCTATCTCATGCTTCGGCTTGTTTAACTCAGTCATACACTGCTTAACCATCTTCAAGACCAGCGCACGATCTTCAACTGTTACATTTGCCCCGCGCTTACAAGTTATTTTCATCTTATTTCTCCTGTCTCCAAGTACCGCTTGGGCGGTTGAGCTAATTTCCTAACTCATGTATGTATTGTATAAACAAATCATAAGTATGTAAAGGGTTATCAGAAAAATAAATAAAAAAGTGGCAAGGAAAGTGGCAAGACCTAGGCAAAAGGTGGCAAATACAGGCAATTAAAATGCCACTTAAAAAAAAGGCAACGCTCCAAGTGATTGAAAACGCTGCCTTTTTATACTGCTATTTGGTGGAGATGGGGGGAGTCGAACCCCCGTCTAAACTATATGAATCAATGACTTAGAGAGCGACAGTGGCATGAAAGTGGCATTTGTACCAATTTGAGACCATATTTGATCACTTTTTGATCAACTTTTTCGGTTCAGTTCCACGTTTGGGAATCGAACCCGCGTCCCCGAATTTAGCATCAATTAGATTGCCGCCATCCTCACCTTCTGTCTGTATCCATTTAGCATAAATGGTTGTCGTGATGCCTACATTTTTGTGACCTAGCTGGCGACTATACCAACCTAATCGCTCACCAGAGGTCAGCATCATGGATGCGTAAGTGTGTCTGGTTTGGTATGGGCGGCGATAGCGAACCCCTGCGTGCTTTAAAACAGTCGTCCATCTTTTCCTTATGGGCTGGTCGCCCGTCCAAGGTTTGCCATGAAGCGGGTCGATAAACACCTCTTGGTCAGCTAGGAAGGTGTGTTCTTTTTGTGCCATTAACGCTTTTCGTGCTTGAGGCAACATTGTTATTATTCTTTCGCCTGCCTCCGTTTTTGGAGGTTCCGCTTCATCAGCAGCTTGAGTCAATCCTTTATCCACATTGATCGTGCCGTTAACAAAATCAATATCCTCCCATAAAAGAGCAATTAATTCGCTCGTTCTCATGCCCGTCCAAAAAGCAAACCAAAACAAGTTGCGCACTTGGCCCACGGCAGTTTGATAAATTAGGCTCATTTCGTCCATATTGAACGGGTCTAGCTTCTTTGCTTTTGCTTTTATCTGAGCGTATGTTTCTACGCGCTCATAAGAGAACCCCGACAAATAGTTTTTATCTATTACCTCGTCACTCACAGCAAGGGCTAACGCACAGCGCAAAGGGGATATAACATTACGAATCCGCTTGTTGCTCATCTTTGTTCTGGTAATAATCCAGTCTCGCATATGATATGCGCGGAAATCATATATTGAGATATGACCAAACTGAGGTATTAATTGATTGAATGTAATCTTTCGATAACTATCTATGGTTGATGATTTTTTTTGATCAGATATAGCTCTGAACCACTTCTTTAAAGTCTCTTCAATGGTTACGTCTTTAATTATGTCTGCAAATTTATGAAGGTTTTTTGACTCAGGAAATACAGTCGCATAATCAAATGTGCCGATAGCTATTTCATGTAAAATAGCCGCACGATGATTAGATACTTTTTTTAGGTTAGAGGGCGTAGGTTTGAGCTTGATTGGTTCGCGGCAGCGTTGCCCTTGATACTGGAACGTAACCTCGATTGTGGACGCATAACGGGACTCGACACCTTCGTACTTTCTGACCATTTTTCAAACCCCGATATGCTTATAATGTAGCGCCCATCTGGAGCGCGAAAAAACTGTTCGCCCTCAGCGAATACCCCGTTCTGACACTTCTTATAGATGCCATCATAGCCATAGCCAGATAGTTCGCAGAACTTTTTAATTAATACACGATCTAACATATTAACTCAATTCCTGTGTGATGGTGTGATTCTGCTCTGCGTATCGCACGCCCTTATGCGAACAGCCTATTAATCTTCCGATCTTCCGCGCACTGTAGCCACGCGCTCTTAGCGTTGCTATCGAACCTACTGGCAGCTTCACAGCGTGTGGCAAAGTAGACTTCAACCCCATTACGCCAGCCTTTTTAACGACGGTGTTTGGTTTCCTGCCTAAGATTGACGCTATAGCGACAACAGGCAATACACCATAGTTGTCGCGTAGCAGATTGACCTCCGTATAGCTCCAAGTCATTGATCTAACTCCCTCTGAATCGCATCGGCCTTGCCTTGGTAAAATGCAGCAAATTTGCTACCCGATTTAACAGCCTCTAAGTAAATATCCCGCTCCTGTTCTAGCTGCAAACGCTTTTGCGCCGCAGCCAGCTTTTCTTTCAATGTCATAAAGTTGGCTCAATCTTGTCGCCGTCATAGCGTTGTGTGAGTAGGCTTTCAGCCGCCATTTCTACTTTCGTGCGACAATCGACATTCTCAACATCGCACGAAATTGACCAACAGGGTCGGCCCAAATTACTTGGCTCAGGTAAACCCTGCCGCGAGAATTTAAGCGCCTGACCTCTGCGCTTTAGTTCAGCT